TTGTAAATCTTTGGCCTAAAAGCGTTACATTCGGAAAGTCAAAAACAACTTTTAATTTTCGGGATAAAGAGGATTATTTGTTTCAGCAAAAAAACAGCGCGCTTCTTAGGGAGTCAATACAGCTACAAGGAATAGATTACTAATGGATATCATAGAATCACTAAAAGAACAGCTAGCCCTAGCACATGAGCATCTAGGCAGTCGAAAAGATGAGATTGACGCTCTAAAGATTAGGATTAACGCGCTTGAGCAGGCTTTAAAAGTTGCGGGCATTTCCATTGAAGCACTAAAGGAGCAAAGCAAGTGACACAATCTCAATATATACAAGCGCTTAAGCACGCTAACGCAGCAATACAACGCCAATCTGCTAAGGTTGCAGAGCTTGAGAAAGTATTGAGCAAGTTTGAACATTCAGTTCGTAACGAAAATGAATTGCTTGAAATGCAGAAAAATCAAGACATACGTGAACTAGAGCAGCAAGCTAAGGGCATTGAGGATGCAGTAACTAAACTTGAAAGGCCTGATGTGCCACTAGCGCCTTATTATATTCTTAATAATGATTTGTTGGATTGCGCTGGAGTTTTGAAAAGCCAATCCAAAGCACTAAAGGAAACCAAGTGAACAATTACGAAGCATTGTCACAGCAGTATCATGACGCTATGATTGACGCTAAAGCAATCGGTGAGCATGCTCTGGCTAAGCACTATTACCATATTCACATTCGTTATAAAAACTTAGCAGTCAGATCGCAAGCTGATATTAGTGAAATGCGCATAAGGTAGTGATATAATGCCCTAGTTAATAATAATTAGGGTTTATCAAATGAATTTAGAAGATTTTGACACGCTTAAGCTTGCACAAGATAACCCTGTTATTGTTGGTCGCATGACTTCGCCTGATATGGTAGTTAGCCTTTTAACCGAGCATGACAGTGCTTTAATGCTACTAGACAAGGCAAAAACAGACCCTAAAGCAGCTGGCTTTTTATTGGCTTTAAATGGTGCAGTTACAGAGTACAATGCTATCACTGGAAAGATTGGCTCAGTTGGCATGAAGCATCAATCATTGCTTGCATGGCTTGTGCATATTGAAGCTGTTACCCAAAGTTTTATGACTGCTCTTATAGCCTACGCTAACCCAACAGTTTACCCGCACGCAAACAAAACAGAGCTAGACTTCCAACTGGCAAAAGGCACTATTGAACGGGTTAAAGTAACTAAAGACTTTGAGCGTGGCGAGTGCGTTATCATAACAACCGCAGACTGTGAGCCACATACGCCACAAATATACGAGCGTGTAACGTATGCAAACGGCGAGGTTAAAGATGTGCGAATAGCTGGGTTTAGAACTGTTGAAAAAGAAGGCACATACCGCACCCATTGCCGTGATGTTAATAATTTATGGATAGATAACGCCTATGGCGTGATAACTGCCTAATGGCTTATCTTCTAAGGTTTCCAGGTGTCACTCAATATGTCGCACTTTCAAGTATGGCTGGTGGCGCTTTTGCTGACCGAAATGATACCAATCAAAACTGGAGCTTAGAATTTGAATTTGCGCGGTCGGGTGCGAACACTTACGTTCACAGACTTTTTTCGTCAACAATTCGGAATGACGAGATACTATTCAGGGCTAGTGATGGCCTGTTTAGGCTGCAAGGGTTAGCAGGGAGCGCCAGCTGGTCAGGAGTTACCATATCGACTATACGCTCTGTCTACAGGATTGAGCGTATAGTCGGGACTACAAATTATGAATTATTTGTGGACACTGTTAGCCAAGGCATACAATCCGCATCCGTAACAATATTTAATTTTGACATTGTCGGAAAAAAAGGTTCTGGTGGGTATGTAAACGGTGATTTATATTACGTAGATTATAGCACCTCAAATTCGGGCGTTAGTTTGTATTTAGACCCATCTGCCACGAGTGGAACAGGAACAACATTAGAAGATACCGCAGGAACTAACGACGGCACATTAACTGATTTCACAGGTACAACCAACAGCTGGTGGGTTTCTTATGGCAGCAGCGCTTTAGCTTTAACGCCATTAGCAATAAACAGCTCAAGCGTAAGCATTGACCCTGTAATACAATACTCAGCAATTGTAAACTTATTACCCAGCACTATAAACTCATCTTCAATAGCGCTAAACCCTGCAATTCAATACAGCGCAGCTATTAATATAACGCCAAGTGTGATTAACACAGCGTCTGTAAGTCTTGATCCGTCTATACAGTACAGCTCTATTGTTAATTTAACGCCCGATGCAATTAACAGTTCATCTATTAGTCTCGATCCTTCTTTAATATACAGCTCAACATTATTAATAACGCCAAACGTTATTAACTCAAGCTCTGTAGCGTTAAGCCCTACAATCAGTTACAGCTCTACTTTAAATATTTTACCAGCAGTAATAAATTCTGAATCAGTTAGTTTAAATCCTGCCATACAATACAGCAGCATATTAAACATAGCTCCAAGCGTTATAAATTCTAATTCTGAATCGTTAAACCCAGCTATAATTTACACAAGCGCTTTAATAATATTACCGCAAACTATAAATTCAGCATCATCTAGCATTAATCCGATTGTTGAATATAAAGCGGTTATTAATTTAACACCAAATACTATTAATTCATTAAGCGTTTCAATAAACCCATTTATATCAACAGGTCAAACGCAAACAGTAGGCAATGTAACAGCAGGTTTCGCGAATGATTTATATAGTGTAAAATACAAACTATCAGGCATCACAGTCAACTTTAAAGGGTAGGACAATGGCATTATCAGACAGCAAAAGAACAAGCGAGTACGATTTACAATCAGGCCTAGGCGCATACAACAACAACACAAACGTGTTTAAGTTCGTAATTATAACCGAATCATTTACAGCTATTGATGCTAATGCGGTAGCAATCGGCATTGCGAACTATACAAAAGTTCCAAGCGCTGGCGCATACGTACAAGACACAACCTTAGCTAATAGCGCATGGTCACGGTCTGCAGCAGTTACTAAGCTAGATTATGATGACTTTAGTTTTGCTGCTAATGCGTCAAACCCAGTTACAGGCAAAACAATCGCTGTATACAACGACACAAGCACTAATAAAGATGTGTATAAATATATTGATATGACAGCTGACGGCGGTACAACAGCAGCAGACACTACACTAGGGTTAAACTTTACGGTTAATGCTGGCGGCGCTGGTACTGTTACAACTAATGCATAATTATGCTAATTAAGTGAATAAGTATTTATTAAATTAGCAGCATTTGCGGGTTTATATTTAATAATCCGCATATGCCTAACATATATCTACAACAGGCTAAAAAATGACAAAAACAGTTAAGAATAAAGGTGGGCGTCCTACTGACTATCTTACAGTTTATAATGCACAAGCAACTAAGCTCTGTATGTTGGGTTACACAGACAAGGAAATGGCAGCTTTCTTTTGTGTTACAGAGCGAACATTAAACACTTGGAAATTAAAATATCCTAAGTTTCTTCATTCCTTAAAGGCTGGGAAGGAAGTTGCAGATATGGAGGTCACAGCAAGCTTGTATCAACGTGCAATAGGTTATTCACACATAGAGACAAAAGTCTTTAACAACCAAGGCGAAATACTTACTCACGATGTAAAGAAGCAATACCCACCCGACCCAATTTCAATTCAATACTGGCTAAACAACAGACAAAAAGATAAATGGCGCTCTAAGGTTGAAGCGGCTGAAGAAAGCAAGGACATGTCATTAACTGAGTCGATATCTAAGCTCATTGATAAACTACCTAACTAATGCAGACAGGCAACTTACAGCTAGATAGACAGCTCGCTAGATGGTATGAACTAAAAGACCATCCAGTACAGCTTGCATTGGTTGATGCAGTCAAAGATGGCGTAAGGTTCCCATTAGTACCAGCAGGTAGACGCTCAGGTAAGACAGAAAGGTTTAAACGCTTCCTCGTTAAGCAAGCCAACAAAACAACAGGCTGTTACTTTGCAGCAGCTCCAACGCATGACCAGGCTAAGAAAATATTCTGGGATGACCTGCTAAAGTTCTCGCTATCATTCACGCACGATAAACGGCCAAACATTGCAGAGCGCATAATCTATTTAAACAATGGCTCTGAAATACATGTATTAGGATTAGATAAACCACAACGTATTGAAGGCATACCGTGGAAAGGTGGCGGCATAGATGAGTTTGCAGACATAAAGCCTGAAGCATGGGAGTCAAACATTTACCCGGCATTAAATACCGTTAACCCATTAGACCCAGATTACCGGGCGTGGTGTTGGTTGCTTGGCGTACCTGATGGATTAAATCATTATTACGACCTATGCCAGCAAGCAGAAACAGACGCCGATGCAAACTTTAAAGTCTTTCATTGGATGACAGCTGAAATATTCCCGGAGATGGCCGCAGATGCTAAGAAAGTCATGTCACTCAAGCAGTATAAGCAAGAGTTCGAGGCGTCATTTGAAACAGCGTCAGGTCGTATTTATGAAGACTATTCAGGAGCCAATCATACAACCGAAACCATAAAAGAGCATGAGCAGCTGTTGTGGTATCACGACTTTAACTATACGCCATTAAGCTCTGGTGTTGGCGTTAAGCGTGGCAATGATTATTATTTATTAGAAGAAATAGTTTTAATTTCAGCAGTAGCATTAAACTCGGCCCAGGAATTTGTCGAACGGTACAAGAATCATAAGAATAAGAAAGTGATTATATACGGAGACCCAGCAGGCAAGGCAGGAGAAAAGCACAGCCAGGCTTCGGACTATACAGACATAGAGGCAGAACTTAGGGCGCATGGCTGGACTTACGAGCGTAGAGTTAGATCTAAAGCTATGAGCATTAAAGATAGTCAGAACGCACTGCGAGCTAAGATTAAATCTGCTGATAACGTTGTAAGCTTATATGTCAACACAATAAACGCACCATATACCCATAAAGGGTTAAGTACTGTACAATTGAAGAAAGGCTCGACATTTATGGAAGTCGAGAGCGACTATCAGCATATAACTACCGCAGTCCGTTATATGATGGATTACGAACACCCGGTAAACAAGCCCGTGGCTTACATGCCGATAAGATTTAGCATTTAAGGGGCTATCATGCCAGCGTCAGATCAACATAAGCTTTATGTAAAAAATAAAGACATTAGAAAACTTGTCCGTGATTGTGTTGCGGGTAGTGATGCAATTAAAACAGCACGTCGAACAGACAGCACAGAACAAGGCGGCATTTATAACTCTATGGGTTCGCAATATTTGCCAGTGCCTAATCCTGACGATGACAGTATTGAAAACCAAGACAGGTATGCTGCTTATAGGGCAAGAGCAACCTTTATAAACTTTACAGGCTACACAAAAGACGGCTTGATGGGCATGGTTGCACGTAAACCTACCGAGATTGATTTACATGCAAGTATTAAATATGCAGAGTTTAACGTAAACGGATCGGGTCTTAGTCTTCAGGGCATGACTCAATCGGTAATTGGTAATCTGTTAGAAACAGGTCAAGACGGATTGCTTGTAGATTTCCCTATGTCTGCTGGTGGCACTCAAATGCAAACTGCTGGCCTAAATTCTTTGATTTTGCAATACCCTGCTGAATCTATAATTAATTGGAGAGAGCAGACAATTGATTCGGTTAAGACCCCTGTTATGATTTCACTAGCAGAAGAAGTTCAAAAAGTTGCCGCTGATGGCTTCAGTGTTGATGACGTGACTTACACAAGAGTTTTATCTTTAAATGAAGATGGGGATTATATACAAAGATTGTATAACGAGCATGATCAGCTATTAGTTAACGATGCTGGTGAGGCAGACATATTTATTAAAAAGGCTGATGGGTCTAATTGGAAAAAAATACTATTTGTACCTGTAGGCTCAGAAAATAACGATCTGAAACCGGACAAGCCCACATTGTATGACGTAGCAGAGGTTAACGTGGGACACTACCGCAATAGTGCTGACTTTGAAGAATCTAGCTTTTTAGTGGGGCAGCCGACCCCTGTATTTGCTGGATTAACTCAGCACTGGATTGAATCAGTATTTAAAGGTGGCGTACAAATAGGCTCAAGAGCTGGTGTTATGTTGCCAGAAGGTGCAAGCGCAAGCCTACTGCAAGCTAACGAGAATCAAATGCCATCGGCAGGCATGGACAGAAAAGAAAAGCAATTAGTTAAGATTGGTGCAAAAATTATAAGCGATGCAGGCGGTGTTGAAACGGCAGAAGCTTCTAAAATTAAGTTTGCAGGCCAAAATTCAAAACTTGGCCTGATCATAATTAACACTGAATTAGCTTTTAACCAGTGCTTTGAGTGGATGATGGAATTCGAAGGCAGTACAGGCGAGAATGTATTTAATATTAATAAACAATTTTATGAAGCCACAGTTGATCCACAATTGCTTGTTGCACAGATGCAATTACTCGAAAGACAGGTTATTGCTAAAACAGATGTTAGGCGCACACTAAGAAAAGGCGGCTTACTTGAGCATGATAGAACAGACGAAGATATAGAAGGCGAAGTTGAGGCGGTTAGTCCTGTTATATGACAATAGAAAACGTATTAACTCGTAGGCAGGTATTTAACCAACGTTTTGCTGGTGGTGAAGCTATTGCAGCCGAGAATATACTTAGACGTATTTATGCCAGGATTAACGAACGGCTATTACGCGACCCTACCGAATTTCAACAGCTAAATATGACACGCATCAGGAATGATATTAATAACATTCTAGCGATTGATTTAGAGGACATGAAGGAAGTTATTGTTGACGGGGCGCTAGACTTTGCCGAGGCAGAAGGCAACTTTATGTACACTGCATTAAACGCAGAAACATCAGTTGTACTTGCATTGCCTGCAATCGAGCAAATCAAACAGGCCGTCGTACAGGCTGGCATGGATGTAGCTGTTGGCACTGGCACGCTGACAATAAACGAAGCGCTAGACCAGTTTGCAGTAAATAAAGGCGTAGAGATAAGAGCAGCCATTAATGACGGCATACTAACAGGGCAAACTAATCAGCAGATAGCAGCGCAAATAAAAGACTTTGGTGACAACCTGCACAGGGGCCAGATTAACGCACTTGTAAGGACGTCAATTAATAATGCATCGGCTCAAGCCCGTAGAATAGTTACAGAAGAAAACCAGAATATTTTGCAGGGTGATGAATGGGTAGCCACTCTTGATAGTCGCACCACGTTAATTTGTGGCGGCCGTGACGGTCGGATATACCCAATTAATAGCGGCCCTTTCCCACCAGCACATTGGAATTGCCGTAGCTTGCGTGTGCCAGTGGTAAAAGATGAGTTTAGAATTGACGACGGATTAGGCAGGCGCCCACAAGTTGGTGCTGATGGACCTAAAGCTGTATCAGCTAAGCGCACATTTGATACGTTTTTGCGTGACCAGCCGGCCGACTTTCAAGATGAATATTTTAGCCAGTTCCCCGACGGTTTAGAGAAAGCTGCCTTATTTCGACGTGGAGACCTCCCCATTCAACGATTCAGGGATGAGACAGGGCGTAACTACACTTTAGACCAATTAAAGGCTCTAGAGCCATTAGCTTTTAATAAAGCAAATTTAAGTATATAATGTAACAACCCTATCAGTGATAGATTGATTTGTAATCAAAACAGGATAATAAAATGTCAGAGCAAGAAGTAGTAACAGAAGTAGCGCCAGTAACTTATACGGCAGAGCAGTACGATGCATTAGTGTCAGATAACGCAAAGATGAAGGGCCATATGGATACCTTGCTTGGCGAGACAAAGACAGCTAAAGCATTAGCAAAGCAGCAGGCAGAAGACGCGACAAATCTTGCTAACGATAAGGCCAAAAAAGACGGCGACTTCGAGCAGCTTTATAACTCGTCTACTGAGCAGGCTAGCGGCTACAAGTTAGAGTTAGAAACATTGCACGCGTCAATTTCTAAAAGCAATACTAACCGTGAAGCTATGAGCTTGGCAATGCAGTTAGCGGATGGTTTTAACGCAGAGTTGTTAAGCGAAAAGATAGCACTAAGATTAAAATACACTGACGAAGGTGTAAAAGTATTAGACGCAAACGGTCAGCTTACCGTGTCAACAGTAGAGGACTTAAAAGCAGAATTTAGTAACAATGAGCGTTATGCAAGCTTATTGAAAGGTAATCAAAGTTCTGGGGGTGGTGCTCCCGGTGGCAAAAACAGCGGTGCTGCAGGTAAATTATTAACACGCGCCGAATTTGACGCAATGAATCCAACCAAAAAAATGGAGTTCATTAAATCAGATGGCAAACTTACAAATTAAAATATAGGCAGCATCAAAATGGCTAACACCCTTACAGACCTAACCCCAGACTTATATCAAGCTCTGGATGTAGTATCACGCGAATTGGTAGGATTTATCCCATCAGTTACTTTGGACTCAGGCATCGAACGTGCAGCAGTAGGGCAACAGGTTCGCTCGTTTGTCACTCCAGCTTCAACCGCATCTGACTTAACACCAGGTGTAAACGCTCCAGACAATGGCGATCAAGTTATTGGCAACGAGTCAATGACAATCACTAAAGCTCGTGGCGTGCCTGTACGTTATAACGGCGAAGAACAGCGCGGCTTAAACTCTGGCGCAGGTTATCGTCCTATCTTACAAGACCAGTTTGCTCAGGCTATGCGTACACTAGTTAACGAGATGGAAAGTGACCTTGCTGCATTACAAGCTACTGCCTCTCGCGCATTTGGTATTGCTGGCACTACTCCTTTTGCAAGTGACCTAAGTGACACTGCACAAGTGCGTAAAATCTTAGCTGATAACGGTGCTGCTCTAAGCGATATGCAGTTAGTTATCGATACGACTGGCGGCGCTAAAATGCGTACTCTTACGCAGTTAAGTAAAGCTAACGAAGCAGCAGACAGCACGCTATTACGTCAAGGTGTTTTACTAGACGTGCATGGCATGGCTATTCGTGAATCAGCGCAAATTGTAACTGCTGGTAGCAATGCTATTACTGGCGCTGTAACTGTTACAGGAACAAACGCAATAGGTGCAACTTCAATCGGCGTTACTACTGCTGGTGGTGCTGCTGTTGCTGCAATCGCTGGTGATGTTATTACCTTTGCTGGTGATACTAACAAGTATGTCATTAAGACCGCTGTAACTATCGGCGCGTCTACTACTGGTACTATCGTATTGGCTGCACCCGGCTTGCGTATTGCTAAAGCTGCTACCGCTGTTATTAGTGGTGTTGCTGTTGCTGCTCGCTCTATGGGCTTTAGTCGGTCTGCTCTTGTTCTTGCAACACGCGCACCAGCTAGACCTGAAGAGGGCGACATGGCTGACGATGTTATGATGGTCACTGACCCTCGTAGCGGCATCTCGTTTGAGGTTGCTTTGTACAAGCAGTATCGTCAAGTACGCTATGAAATCTCAGCTGCATGGGGTGTTAAAAACTTCAAGCCAGAACACTCAGCTATTTTGTTAGGCTAGGTTTTACTGAATAAATAAAGGGGCTTAATTGCCCCTTTTTGTTGTCTCTTATTTATCCTTGTGGCAGTTACCTAACCTAATAGGTATAAAAATAGGAGCAAAAACTAAAAATATGACACGCCCTATTTTCTGAGGTATGTTTTCTTTATTCCAACTCTTACTAATCACACCAATACAAAACAAATAACTAAAGCACAAATACAATATAAATAAATCACTCATCACTTATCCCCCAGCCACTTCCACTTCCACCACTTCCGCCACTGCCTATGACTGGGCCGGACATTACCTTAGGCTCATTCAGCTTTACCAGCTCCGCCTTAATATCTATCAATACACTTAACCGCTTATTGATTTTAAAGTACCAGCAAAATACTTCGCGTAATAATAAAAACACACCAGCTGATATTGCTATTGATAAAAATAATATTTCTACATTGTTCATGATTTACTCACCAATCTATCAAAATACTGAACACAAACACCAATAGCCATACCAACTATTAGCGACCCAATATAAATTAATGCTAGTAATGCGATCATGATTTACTCTCCAGTTCATTAATAAAATCTTGAATCATTTCATTCTGCTTGGCTTGCTCTTTGTTGCAGTACTCACGATACCAGCGCAACGAGTAGCCTATTTTTATGCAGAACTCTTGCAGGGTATAGCCTTTATTTCTAATCTTGCGTGTTAGTGGGTTCATATTTTTATTGCTCACCTCTTGCTTTAGCTAATAGTTTTTCTGCATCATTAATAAGTACGTGATGCCAGCCCTGCCTAACAGCAAAGTCTTTAAAGTCAGATAGCATATTGTACAACTCAGGTGCGGCGGATATAAGGCTGACGTTGGCATATAATTCATCAGGGCATTCAATGTCAGTCATTTCTAAATCAGCTATAAGCCCGTTATCGCCATTGTCGACCCAGCATGATTGGTCATTCATACACGCGACCCAATTGCCACCTGTAAATTTTTTTACATTGCTCATTACTTTACTCTCCGTTTATCAATTGTGTAAAAGCAGTAAAGCAAAACTTTGAGTCGCAATCAAAGCCAATGTCACTTAAAACTATAGGCTCTGGAATAAACTCTTTAACAGTAAGTGCATCTATTTTTTCTTCTAGCAAGTAAACTCTGTTAGTAAGGCTATCATTAATTTGCTGTAAAGCTTTTATTTCAATTTCAATATACTTAACGCTTTTTTGATCGGTTAAAGACCAATCTAATAATTTTTTAAGGTCCTCAGTTATTTCTTTAAACCTCTTATTGTAAAACATAATTACTCTCCGTTTATTTGCACTGTTCTGAATTATCCTAATGCACTCTTTGCACGGTTGCAAGCCTTTCTTTAATTTAATTAAAATAGTGCTATAATGAGCAATCAACAAAAGAGGCTAATTTATATGCAGTGCGAAACGATTCAAATTAAATCTGCTGACGGCTCTTGCCTGACAATTAATAAAGACGACTACGACGAAAAAATACATGTGTTGTGGTCAGAAGATAAGCCAAAAAAACAGCCAGTGAAAAGTCGTAAATAATGACAGCTTATGTAAACCCAACGCCAGACAATAGGACCATTGTTCCTGGCACTTGGTCTGACTTGCTTGACAAGCAGTTATCAACACACACGACCGATAGTGCTGGCAGGGTATCTGTCAATATATCTGATACCAACACGGTCGCACAAGCTGTTTTGGCTGGCACAATGCACGCTATTAATAACGAGTTTACTTTATTGTCAGGCGAGTCTATGGGATTCAAGATTCGGGCTGCTGGCGGGTCGTTTGTTAGGTTTGTAAACGCTGACGGCTTGACAGTAAAATATGTGTCCACATTTACTGGTTTTTTAAAATCATTAGGTGTGTCAAAGAATTTAAACTATAACGTTGATGATGGTTACAGAGCATTTTATAGCAAATTTGTTAATCCTGTATTTGCTGACACCGACGTTATATTAAGTGGTAGTGCTCCTATTAGGACAGAAGTATTTTCAACAGATGAAGTATTTATTGTACTGACAAATAACACGGCGCAAACAGTGACGGACAATTTTAGTGCGGGTCTACAGTCTGTGGCCCCATTTGTGCAACCTTACGGGCTAAGAGCAACAATAGCATTAACAGCAACAACACAAATGGGTATTTATGACTGATACAGTAACAATTCCAGCCGATGTTTTGTGGGGCGATGCAGCAGTAGCAATAAATCACAATACAGATATTGTAAACGCAGAATTAGCAACAAAGCTAAACGACACAGGCATCATATTGCAAAGTGAGGTCGCGTCATCTGACGGCAATGCGACAATTAACAAGCCGATGGGGCGTGTATTACTTGCTGCTGGTGCAACAAGCGTTACAGTAACTAATAGCCTTGTTACTGCGAATTCTAATGTATTTTGCACAGTCATGAAAGTTGACGCGGCAACAATTAAGAATGTGGTTGCAAGTGCTGGGCAGTTTATTATTTATTTTGTCGCAGGCGCTACAGGGCCATCAGTACCAGTGGCTTTCATGGTAGTCAATCCACCAGCATAGGAATTTAACGTGTCACAAAATTTAGTTATAGCCAACAAGGACAATAAAGTTGTTTTTGTATTTGGTGGGATAGATTTAACCTTAGCAACTGACATCTTAGTTCAATTCGGTGCAGAGTCTTATACCAAGCTACTTAACCCGCTTATTGTTATAGTCGATAGTGCTACTGAGTTAAGCCTTAATTTATCTGCTACGGCTGAAGTCGGCAAAGTATTTGCTACCGTTACGTATAAAGACGGCGCAAGTGTTTACGGCACTGACATCACATCTAGGGCACTTGGTAACTCTGAAAAAATAGTTGTAGCAATTGGCAGCCAGTTAATTATTGAAGACGGTTCCATTGTGGCAAACTCTAACAGCTTTGTGACTGACGCAGAGCTAAAGGCATACGCTAACATCAGAAACGCCACTGTGCCAGCTACACAGCCAGACAGAGAAGCTTTATTAATACTTGCTATGGATTACCTAACAGGACGCGAACAAAGCATGAAGGGAACAAGAGTTAGCGACCTTCAAGAGTTGCCTTACCCTAGATTTAATGTGCGGTATAATGGCTACTATATTCAAGACTCAGAAATACCTAAAGAGCTTAAAAACGCACAGATGGAACTTGCAATACAAGCAGGCAGTTCAGATATACTAATAAGCGCAACGATTGACAACTTAGCATCTTTTAATGTTGACGGCGTGTACTCTGAATCATATTTTAGCGGCGGCTCTTGGTCATCTGTACGCACTGACAAAGCAGATGCATACTTAGGTGTGCTAATGGTCAATGGTGGCCGTAACAACCTGATTACGAGAATGTAAGAATGTCTAGCGCAAACATACGGGCAAAAGTCAAAGCCGGATTAGCTAAAGCAAACAAAGCTGTAGGCTCAAGCACCAGTGAAATTATTTATGTTGTCAAAGAAACAATTACAGGCGGCGGCCCGTTAGGTGGTGGCACAACTACAAGCGTAAGCACTCTATTGACAAATGCCTTTTTTAAATCGTTTGACGCTAAGTTATTTGGAGGGACCATGATTGCTGGTGATAGGGTTCTAGTGTGTGACAATGTCACAGTTATTAAGCAAGGCGATACCATACAAGAAGGCGCATCTAAATACATAGTCATCAACATTGATATTAAAGCGCCGACATCTGACGTACTGGCTTATATTTTACAGGTAAGGCTAAAGTAATGCCGATTAAAGGTATGGGCAATGTCAAAAAAGCAATAGTTAAAACTAAAGCGGATTCAGGGCTTAAGCTGTATGCAATATTTTTTGATGGTGGTTCAGAAATAATAAAAGAAACGCCAGTTGATACAGGACGCACGAGGAATAGCTGGTTTGTAACACAAGGGCAACCGTTCAGCATGTCATCAGGAAGGTCAGAAGATAAAAGCGGGTCGGGTTCTTTATCAAGTTTAAACACTATGCCTTCCAATGTATTAAATAACAAAATTTATATTACTAACAACATGCCTAATATTATCCCGTTAGAATTTGGCGGCTACCCAAACCCAAGCAGCGGCGATAAAACATCTGGCGGCTACAGTAAGCAGCTAATACCATTTAACACGCCTAAAGGATGGGTTAGGTCTAACGTTATTCGTATGGCTAACAAGGTGCGATCACTATGAGTTATTTAGACACAAGGCAGGCATTAATTACACAGTTTTTAGCGGCCACTGTAACAGGATTAACTATCAATGATATTGCAACTGACAACGAGTTTTTTGACCCGGCAAATAAATCACTATGGGCCATGCTTACAGTCATTCCGGCATCATCGGAAGCTATGGGAAAAACCACAGTTGACAAAAATGAAGACCGTGGAATATTTCAAGTTAGCGTGTTTATAGCGGTTAACACTAAAGACCGATCCATCCTATCAGCGACAGCAGTTGACGAGATAAGAGCAGGCTTTCAATACAACTCCAATACGGTGTATAATGGGCAACAAGTAGACATATTAGACATAACAGTAAATCAGGGCCGAGTAACTGAGTCATGGTTTCAAACAGACATATCAATTAACTATTTAACATTTAGCAACAGAGGGTAAAATTATGTCAGGTGAAGTGAACGGCACGGTATGCATTATCACAAATGGGTCAGGCGAAATCATTGGGCAAGGTTCAGGTACTTTGGCATTGGCTGGAACTCCAATTATAACCAGCAACAAATCAAACGGTGATAACGTCACCATGATAGACGGACAGCTAGCAGGGCAACAGCTTACATACGCTTGTGTTTTTGTCTACAGCACCAGTACACAATTCCAGAAAGTAAACAACGATGCTATTACTGGCATTAACGATACTTACACAATCACAATACCAACAGTCGGCACTACTGACGAATCATATACGGCATTGATGCAACCAGGCGGCATAAGTATAGCAATGCCATTCGGTGAAACTGTAACTTCAAGCATCACATTTTCGTCAAACGGTGCGATTACTCACGTTCCATACGTATCTTAATATGATTAAACTTTGCTATAAAGAGTATGATTGGAAGGTCTCACAAGAGGCCTGCAAATCATTTTCTGACAAAACAGGTCTAGATTTAAAGTCTGTATTTTTTGACTATCTTGTTTGCGCTATTAACACATCTAAAGATCTTAGCGTGCAAGATAGGATGCAGATGTACTCTAATGTACATAGTGAAAAAATTGCCGTTGCCGCCCTGCATTGCATTATAAAGGCTGGATCTGATGGAGTTTCAATTGATGAAATTGCAGACGGCTTTAATCGCGTAGGTTGGATCTTAAGTGAAAGGCCTGATGATTTAAGCGAGCCTTGGCCATTTGTTATGGTAACTACAGCATGTGATATTAATAGTTATTTTAACGCTAACATACCTAAAAAAAAAGAAGCGGGTATAGAGGCGAAATAGGCAGCGTAGAATCAGAGCCTTATGACTATTGGGCAATGTTTAAACTAAGCGTTAATCACTTAAAAATAGCGCCCTCTGAAGCATGGAAGCTTGACCTAGTTGAAATATATCAGCTAATTGATAGTCAAAAATCAAACGAAATAGATACAAGCATTATGCTTAATTACCAGCGCATACAAAACGGAGCGGATAAGTTATGGCTACAGAATCTTTAATAGTCGAGCTAGATGCCCGTACAGCCAAGCTTGACGCAAAGTTAAATTCAACTAATGACAGGTTAGATAAACTTACAGATAAGACCGACAATGCTGACTCAGGCTTAAGAAAGTTTGGAGGGGGTGCAAAGATTGCCGCAACTCTTATACTGCAAACAGCAGCCGCAGCCGCAGCACTTGCCGGAGTTATATCAGGAATTGTGGTTTCATCTGCAAGTGGCAGGCGTGAACTTGAGTTACTAGCCAAGCAAGCCAAAACAACCGCCAATGATTTTCAAGCCCTTTCTTTTGCTACAAATACATATGGCATCAATGGCGAGCAAATAGCCGACATATCAAAAGACATTGCTGACAAAGTTGGTGAATTTAGCGCGGCTGGAACTGGTGCGTTTCAAGACTATGCTGACGTAATGAAGCTAACTAAAGATGAGGCAAGGGCAACGGCTCAAGAGTTTGAAGGATTGTCATCTCAAGAAATACTTGGCACGATGATATCAAGAATGGAAGAGGCTAGCGTATCAGGCGATAAAATGACGTTTGTTTTAGAGTCTTTAGGCAATGACGCATCAAGATTAATCCCTTTATTTTCCAATAATTCAAAAGAACTTACAGAGCTTAAAAAGCGGTTTGACGATGTAAATAATTCTTTGCAAATAACAGGAACCCAAGCCGAAGCACTGCGAGAAGTATCTAACACATTTACGCTAATGACGTCATCAATAGGTAATGCTACAACAGCAATTAGCGCAACCCTTGCCCCAGTATTAGACGGATTTTTTAATGACATAATTGCTATCGTGCCAGATGCAACGCAGACAATAATTGATTTTATAAACTCTTTTCTTGATGCTGAAAACATATCATCAGTAGCAGCAGCGCAAAAAAGAATTGAGGATAGCTCGGAAAAAATAGCAGGGTTTACCGCTCAACTAAATGACGAAAGGCAGCGTGCCAAACCCTTAATTAGTGCAAACCTAAGAGCAGAAAGAGAGACGCTTGTTGAACTTCAGGCTCAGCTAGAAGTACTAAAAGAAAAAGAAAAAAAGCTACAAGATGTAAATCGTTTAAGCGGTGGACAAATTGGAGGTGAAACAGTAACTCCAATGACCACAACTCCCACTTCTGGCTTAGGCACTGGTGACGAAATACAGGCAATAGCTGACAGGTTTAAGTTAGAGGAAACATTGCTTGCAGAAAAGTTAGTCAGAGAGCTTCAAATAATTGGAGAAAACGACGAGCTAAAGCTTAAATTAGAACAAGAGTTTGCAGATAACGTTGGGCTTATAAGAGAGTCCGCAGAAAAAGAAAAGATAAAAGGAGATATAAAAGGCGCAAAATCTGAGGAAAGAATAGAAGGATTAAAAAGAAACTTTGCACAACGAACGGCGCAAACTCTTTTATCATCTGCAGCTACAACGCAACAAAAACTATTTTCAATTGTAAAAGATGCAGCTGCAGGGCAAATTGAGGCGTACGGATTAACGGCAGGAGCTAGGGCACTGGCAGAATTAGGACCAATTGCTGGGCCTCCAGTAGCCGCTAGCTACATCGGATGGTCACAAGTTGCAGCGGGAATAGTCAGAGCTTTACCATTGGGCGGTGGCGGTGGTGGTGGAAGTGCGCCAGGTAATGCAAGCACACAGACTCAAGCGCCAGCCCAGCCGCAACAGCAAAACTTTCAGCCTGAAACAACCTCGCTAGAATTAAGTAGTGCAACACAGGGCGGCGGGTCTAGCCTCAACCTAACAATACCAGATGGCGACGACATAGGCATGGCTTTGGCTAGGTGGATTAAGCAAGCAGAAAAAGAGGGGCGCGTATAATGATAGTTACAACAAGCAACCAGTTGCTAGGCGTTACACCTACAATACAAGTCGATCCCGGTGCTGGCGAAGTGCCTGCAAATATTACCAATCCGGATCACTCTCTTACGTACACAAGCGGAACGGCGACGACTGACTTTAGGGTTTCTTTTGGCGCACAAAGTAATATTAGCTATGTTGCAATATCAGGACATAACGCAGCCCTTACAAGTGCCGGAACAATTGCGATATATAATGGCGCGGCTCTTGTGCAGTCTGTAACAATATCGCGCAATCATAATTTAATGTTTACGTTTGATTTAACAAACTTTACTGATTTACGTGTAAGTTTTGCGGTTACTCCAAACAATCAAACGACGACTGTTAGCTATATTGCAGCAGGAACATATCTTGTAGTGCCACGAGGAGAGCAAGCAGGGTACTCAAGGCAATGGCTTAAGCGTCATTTGGTAGCTCAGACTAGCACTAACTTATTATCAGCACCTACAGGCTTTACACAGAAGCGGGTTGCCCTGTCTGGAAATCTATCAATCCCAAACCAGACAATAGATTTTATAGAAACTAACTGGCAAGCATTTGTAGATTTTAGTTTTACACAACCTTTCTTTTTAAAGGAAGATGACGCTAAACAAGAATCGACTTACATTTGTTACAATCCTAAGCACGAAGTTAACGCGCATCCAGATACGCGAAGTTTGGTTAATGCTACTATGCAATTTAATTCATACAATGGACTTTAATTAATGGCGTCTTTTGAATCAACTAGGTCGCAGTTTACACAAGAACATTTTGAGGTGTTCGAGTTAGACTTGCCTGTTATTACTGGCACATGCACACAGGGTGCGGCTAATGGGTTTGGTACTCCGCTGACTTGCGACCAAGCATGGAGCAGTGAGTATAAAACCTATAAATTTACAAATGAAAATGCGCCTTTGTTGCCGGGCGGCTCAATTTATCGTTACATAACTAAAATAATCGAAAACCCAACAGAGCTTAAACCCGGCAATGGACTATCTGCGCGTGGCTCACTTACAGTAACTTTACGAGACTTTGTTGCTGACCCAAATGAAGGCACAGCCGGAGTCACTGCAGCGGTAAAAACACAAGGCACATTTTTGGGCAAGCTCAACGCTCGTCAAATTATGGAGAACAAAACTGCTAGGTTAAAACTGTATCGTGTGGAGTCTGACGGTACTATTGATTTGGCAGGCGGCGCAGAAGCCCACCATTATATCGTAGAGTCATTTAGATCAAACGACAACGGCACTTGGACAGTGCAATGCAAAGATGTGATGTCACTAGCTAACCTTGACGAAAAAACATGGCCTCCTACCGCTGGTGGATTCTTACGCCTAGATATCAACGAGACTGCAAACGCAATCCCTGTGGACGCCGCCGTTGATTACAGCGCGGCTTTTGCGGTGCGCATTGGTGATGAGCACTTTAGAATTACAAGCGTTACAGACAACCAAACATCAACGGCAGCTTTAAACGTAGCAGCAAGAGGCTCAACAATTAACGCACCTGTGTCTGGCGTGTTTTTAACTCAAACTACAGCAGATAGTCACAGCGCAGGCGATGAAGTATTTATATGTGATTTGTCAGACGATGAAACAATAGACTCTCTTATTACTCGCGTTTTAATTGCCTCAGATTTTGATACGGCATTAATACCAGCGGCGGCTTTAGCTGCTGAAGTTGCAGAGTGGCACCCAAGCGATAAAATAAACACGCTACACAGTGAAGCCGAAGACGTAAACGACGTTTTAAACAAGATACTTACCGGCTTTCTAATGGACTTATGGTTTGATCAAATTGACAATGAAATTAAATTATCTGCTATTAGTGTATGGAAAGAGTCAAGCTCAACTCTTACAGAAGGCAAGCAAATTGATGCTTACACACTTAAACGAACAGCAGCAGAATCATTAAGAGCTAGCCGTGCTTTTGTTTTGTATGGGAAAAGAGACCTTTCAGACAATGACGATGTTTCTAGCTTTAAAAAAGGCTCTCAAAACGAAAACAATCAAATTATAAGCCCCGCTTTATATAAAGAGCATAAAGATAAAAGGTTTAAAAATAACACTTTGATAGGGGTAAACGCAGGAGATTTACTTGTACAAAGATACGTTGCAAGATTTGCATTCACGCCATTTAATTACAGTGCATTATCACAAGAAAGGTTTTTAGCCTTTAACGGTGTTAGAGTTAAAACGGGTGATGTAGTCAATCTAAACTCACAATCAATACAGTCTGCAAACGGCTTGCCATCTTCAGAGCTTAGAGCGCAAATAACTAAAATCAAACCAAATTATACAAATTTAGGCAGGACTTACAACGTAACTGCAATGTCATATGAGGCGGCATTTGATAACAACTCTGAGATAGTTCTTGATCAACCCCTTAACGGCATTAGCTTTTATACTTTGGCAGGCGCACCATCACAACCTACAACAATTACATTTATTCTTGATGGAAACTCATCATCTGGACAAGTTGCAATGGTTGCGGGTGGATTTGCTGCTGGCTCCAAAATAATATTAATCCTTGTAAATGGATTTGACGGTCAAGCGGATGGCGGCATAGGCGGCTTTGGTGAGTCTTTGTTTTTTGATTCTCAAACATCGCAATGGATTAGTAACGGGCCAGCACAAAATGGATTTTCTGGCGGCATTGTTTACGATGCGCAAGGTATTGACACCGATATATATTTCAGCGGTGCAACTCCATCAACTGCCTTTCCTACTGCTGACGGATTTATACGAGCGCCCGGCGGCGGAGGTGGAGGCGGCCCTGCTATTGGCATGGGAACAAATGATTCTACAGGTTATGGTGGTCATGGTGGCGGTGGCGGTGCTGGTCGTGTTGCTGGCACTGGAGGTATTGGTGGTATTAATGCGGGAGGCACAAGACCTGTAATTGCTGGTACTGCTGGGCAAAGTGGCGATACAGTTGGCGGCGGTGGTCTTGGCGGAACAGGTACACCAACAAGCGGCGGCAATGCCGGAATCTGGGGTGTAGCTGGGGCGTCGGTTACTGGTGGCGGCACAGGCGGTGCTGCTGGTAGCGGAATAAAAGACAGTGGTGCAACTGTGACTCTGTTCGGGTCAAGTGCAGCGAGATATATAAACGGAAATGGTGATCACTAATGATATTGCAAGTACACACAGAAAAAGAATTAATTGGGCTGGTTGAGTCTCTTAAGAAAGAAGTTGAGCAATTACGCATACAAAATAAACCAGATATTAAAACTCTGAGTAGTCATGATGTTTCAGAGCTAATAACAAAACATGTTACAATTGATTTTGTAAATAAATTATATAAGAAGGGAAAATAATGGCTAGTGTAAACCTATCAGGTTTTTTATTTAATCCAGAAGGCGATCCCGATGTCGGGGCTATTGTTAAGTTTACTTTGCTTACAACCACTGGCCAAACCATCAGCTCTTCAGAGTCGGAATTAATAGTGCCACCAAACGGCGCTTACAATATAGATATTGTTTATGGAAATTTACGTGTCGATTACATTTCAGAGTTTAAAGAAAGATTTGTTGCAATTGTAACTGTAAATGCAGACACGACTGCTACCTCTTTACCTGAGCTGCTAAATGCTAATGTCCCGCCAACTAACGCCCAATTGTTACAGTTTCAGGCCATACTAGCCGATACTGTTGCAGCTAAGGACGCCGCTGTAATTGCTAAGAATGCAGCAGAAGCGGCGGCAGCTACGCTTGACTTAATTAATGACCTTTCACAAGCTTATGAGTTTGCTACTGTGACAGTCATGCTTGCAAGTGCAATTGCATTTCCGGTAGGAAAGATAATAAATATTAAAGCCCCTGTAAATGGCGGCTTTGCTTCACCTTCTTTTACCGTTGCTCTTACGTCTAGCGTAACAGCAAGAGCCGACGATATTTTGACTTCGACTGGTTACGCCACAAATTCCTTTGTCAGAAGCAACCCAGCCGGTAACGAAAGCTTTCTTACAACTGAGCAACTAACAAAATATACTATGACTCCAAACCGTCATGTGTTTGGTCAAGAATATTTATGGGGAATGCACAAATATATTCTAGACGGCGGTAATTTATTACCCTTAAAACTTATTTGGTCAGGCGATTCTACAACCGCCGGAAATAATGCAGGAGCGTGGACGCCTTCAGCATTAAGCGGTGTTATGGGTCTTAGATTGGGATTGTGGGAAACTACAAATATTAATTCTGGTCATAGCGGTGAAACTGCAGTTGATTGGAATGCGACAAGAGTCGCGGCGGACATTGCAGCTCATGCGGACATGAATTTGTATGTTGCAAGGTGGGGAATTAATGATGGATCTATACACGGCAATGTCAGCACATACATATCAAACATGGACGCCGCTTTAGGTAAGTTACGAGCTTTTAAATCTGTCACTAATTTGGCGATTGTTGTTATGTCGCCATGCTCTACAGATAGCCCGACAACAAATAGAAGCACTGACTGGTACGAGCAGATAATTCCAGAGCTAAGAAAGATATGTCGTAAACATCAGGCTGTGTTTTTTGACACGTATTCTATGTTTCAAGATTCCAAACAAGGGGCTGGCTTGTGGATGGACAACCCTGGCGGCGCGGGATCAATACATCCTGATGGAACTTTTAACCACACTATTATTTGGCCGGTCATGCAAATGACGTTTGAGGATATCATGCATGGCCTAAACCTAGCGTCGAATAATTTTATCAATACCCCGTTTTCAAGTTTAGCGCCAGGAGTAGCGGTGGTGCCATCCTCGTACACAATGGGGATGTCTCTTTGGACAATACGCACAGCAAATGGGTGGCCGGTTAACGGAAAAATGCGGGTTTGGAGAAATGGAACTAAAGTTTTTCAAGAAATTTACCAGACTGCGGATGATGATGCGGGCCCAACTGAACAATCAAGACCGGAAATTTATAGGTTTGGTGATACTACAGCGAATACATTTTCAAAGTTTTATAACGTTTCAGTTACACCCGCACTTCTCAATAGCTGGGCAGTAGTTGCCGGAAGAACTCCAAAATATACACATAAAAAAGACGGAACATGTATATTGATGGGCACCGTTGGGACAGGGACCGATGGGACAACAATCTTCACAGTTCCTGAAGAAATGCGCCCTAGCTCACCTCGCACGTTTATAGTTGCAACTGATGGTGTTGCAGGGTCAGTAGTAATACTTGCAAATGGTAACGTTCAACCATATATGAACGGGGGAACTTTTGTGAACCTTGACGGTGTAGTGTGGTCTGCTGGAGAGTAATTAAAAATGGCGTCCGCTTGGGGCGTCTAACAATAAGGGATAATCATGGCATATAATAAAGCAAAACCAAAACCTAAGCCGAAGCCAAGACCTAGAAGATAAACTTGTGCTACAATTAAAACTTAAATAACTAGGAACTGCCATGTCAACTACTAAGACAGACAATAAAGAAAAGCCAAAAAGCGCACCCGTACCACCTGTTGAAACACCCGATCAAGAAGCGCCTAAAAAGGCCAATGGGTGATCGACCTATTGTTTTTTGCATTGTATGCCGTTGCTATTAGGTTAACTAGTAGCGCGGTTATCCCTGCAGCAGCATTTCTAGCGTCATCATTAATTTATTATGTTGACGCTAGTATGGTTTACAGAAGTCTTTCTTATGCGGCTATTTATTTAGCCCTAACCCCTTTTGCAAAAACACCAATTGCTTTTGGAATGCTTGCATCATCAATTGTAAATTTATTAGCGTCTTGTTATTTTGTTAGCTCTTTATATTTAGAAAATTACACCTTATATTTTTTAACAGCTATGACTGTTATAAACGCCTACATATTAATTTCTATTTATCGAGGATTAACAAATGGAAAACTGGGTGATATACATTGCAATGATTATAATTGCCGCTTGGATATTGGCAACGTACAAGCATTTGAAAAAAAGAGCGAGAGAAGACCGTGAGCATATTAGAGAAGTTAGGAGACGTTCCACATCAGCTCATGATAAGTTTGAGCGAATCGAGCAGCGGAATAATAAACAAAATAGGGATAGTAAGCCTGACGACTGGCGGGACTAATGCCATTGTTACAAATGCTATTGAGACTCAAAATGAAACATGGCTTAGCATTTCTGATGCCGTAGCAGTTGTTTCTATAATTGGCTCGATTGTATTTATAATTAAACTATCTGCTGATTTTTATTACGCAAGACGCAAGGATAAGCGGGAGCAGGAGTTACACGATAGGCAGATGAAATGACGCTTGGGCAAAAGCAAGAGTTATTCAGTAGGCTTTTAGTAAAGCTTATGGACTTTATACACACTAGAGACCATGAAATTAGAGGCGGTGACTGGTTTCGCGACCCTAGAATGCATGGGCATATTGGGGATAAAAAAGGTTACGGCCATAGAAACTCAGCTCACAAACTTAAAATTGCATGTGATTTAAACATATTATTTGACGGCAAACTATTCACGACCGACAAAGAGCACGAACCATTTGGGATTTACTGGGAATCATTGCACCCGCTTTGCAGATGGGGCGGCAGATTTAACGATGGTAATCATTACTCGCTTGAACATAATGGGAATAAATAATGAATATTTTAGGCTTTATCGGCGAGATATTTAAACCAGCAGCCGATCTAATTGACAACTTACACACCAGCACAGAAGAAAAGCTTACACTAAAAAACAAGCTCACAGTGATAGAAAACACCATGACAGCTAAGACCATTGAGTACGAAACCAAATTACTTGCAGCTAAGACATCAATAATCACAGCAGAAGCAACAGGCGAAAGCTGGATGCAAAGAAACTGGCGACCTATAACAATGCTTACCTTTCTTGTTTTAGTCGTGTGTGACTCGTTTGGCTGGCTTGCTAATCCTTTGGCTAGTGAGGCGTGGACTCTTTTACAAATTGGCTTAGGTGGGTACGTGACATCAAGAGGCGTGGAAAAAGTAGTGGGAAAATTAAAGGCGGCTAAATAACCGCCCATCATCATATATCTGTATCACCCGTCGCAATATATAAAGCCTGGGCGCGGGTTAGTTTAATTGATAAATCCTCAGAAAACCAAATACCCGCACAAGTATTGACAACCCCAAAACAGTCCTCAATACGATCCTGCCTAAAGTACATGTCCATTTTAAAATAAACGCTACCCCTTAAGCTATCCTCAACTAATGCCAAAACATATCCCTGCGAATCAAGTGGGTCTGTAAGCTCATCTAGCATTACATACATGCCATCGGCCCACTGTTTGTGCTTGGTGTCTTCCTGGTGCTGTTTGTTGCTCATAATTATACCTCCTAATTTGTCATTACAAAGGGGTGGCGGCAATCTTCTAAATCTTTAGAGTAGCGTTCTGCTATTTCTTCTATGCGCGGAAATTCTTTAAGCAAATCATATATTCCTTTATGTTCGTATTCGAGCTGATATTCTAACCCAGCATCAAACCAATAACCAATCTGGCAAATCATACATTTTTTCGCGGTGAATTTACTTGGCATTTTTAGAAGTTTATCTAAGTCTTCAGAGTCAACATATCCACCTGTCATGTCATTTGCAGGGCCAATTGTACAAAAGAGGTAATCCCAATCTTTGTACACATCATCGTATGTCATAATTTACCCTCATTAATCTCAATAAAGCATATGCAGGCTGCAACTAGCTTTGTGCATTTGTGCCTGTCCATAATGTCTTCCCACTCAACCTCGTCATTATGATGGTCGTATTCAACCAGCTTATGAAAGCACTTATCAATAATGGCGTCTGTGTCTGATGGGTTGTTGCATGGTCTATACCAAAGCACTTCTCCTAACTCGTCAGTGTAAGCCAGTGCGTTTACTTGTGAGTGAATGCTATAATCGACACCCATCAACTCAGCACAGCGCTTATTGATATCAAGCTCTGTCCATTCTTTACCGTTTATTGTGTATGTCATTATAGACCCCTATACTTATTCTTACGAAGCTTCTTAATTGCAAACTTCATTCTAAAATCATCAATGTCTTTTTGAGTAGGAATGTAATCACGTAGCATCTTTTGTGCTGTTGAAAATGGCATGTTAAAGTCTATTGCAATCTGAGTTATTGATTTACCGCTAGCCAAATCAGCGGCCATAGATTTGACAGTCTGCTTGCGTATTTTAGCGTCAACATCTACAGGGTTAAGCGACATTTGTAAATCAGTCATCAAGTGCCTCCGCCTTCAATGCCGCTCGGTCTTCTGCATCGTTACGACGTTTGTGAAAAAGAATGCTCTTTACTCTATCCGCACATTTTTTATCTTCTTTAATTTTGGCAGCTTCACTTTCTGTAAATATTAATTTAATAGTCATTGTTAATATCCTTAACTGACTGCAAATAATCCTGGTAATGCTCACATGCTACATCTGCAAGCGTCGACTGTTTATCGAATGCTAGCTCTAAAAATAGAGTCTCGTTTTGTTCTGTAAAGTCTTTAAATGATATTGGTGTCACTTTACTTTCTCCATTGGCGGCGGCAACGGCATCCATCCTGTTACACGATTAAACCGCTTCATTCTTTCACGCTGCTCTGTAGTTGCATCGTGAAAGTTGAATCCCATTCCGCCATAAAAGGAGGGGTCATCAAACCATCTTGCAGGCTCATCCTCCTCTGCCGCACAAAAACTAATTACTTCAACACTGTTAGTTATGCCCCTCGTGCAAATATAATCACCATCTTCTAGAGGCAGCCTATCCTCAACGCTTATCCATTCGCTCATTTTACACTCTCCAACATGCCAACAATCTCCGGCATAAAAACCATTATAATTAATGCAACTATCGTTATGATGCCCATGAAGTTACGGCTAATAAAGTTAGTGTCTGATTTTCTGCGTCCAAAATTCATAGTTGATCCTCCTTATCTAGTTCAGCTAGTTGCGCATCGGCCACAATAGCGGCTTTTATTGCTATCCAATCTACAGAGCCTGGAGTTAAATTATCAACCAATCTAGGGTTAGATAGTATTGCTTGCATTGCTAACCCTGCAAAGTGTTCGCGCTTTGTTAGCCCTGAATTTCCTTCGCTGTACTCATTAGTATCTAAAAACTCGTTTTCATTCGCTGCGATTGGTTGCGGCATTGCTGGCATATCTGAATTATTCATAATTACTCTCCCCGATTGCCCCGAAGGGCGGTTGTTTGCTTCAGTCCATCTAATCTATTACATCTAAATTACAATGTAAACACTAATTAGATATTAATTTATCAAGACCCCAAATATCCAAAGTATGCAGCACTGCGCGTATCTGGATTACTGCGACCTGTCCAACCTGTTAGCCGCTCAAATTCTTTCCTGCCTGCTGCGTCTTTCCATTTTTTGCTGACTTTATGGCGTACAATTTTAATATTAAAGTGCTCGGCTATTTTTTCAACTTCAAGTTGCATTCGTTTGCATTGACCAACTGACTCGGATTTTTTGTATTTAACTGCTGGCGGGTCTACCCTGCGATGACTGAATGCGCTTGATTTATTGGCGCATAAGTCTTCTATGTGCAATTCAATATTATTATTAAGGTTTATGTTGAATTGCAAGTAATCAATATAAAAGTAAAGATTAAGTAAGCCAAACTGCCTAAGTTCAACCAAGTTAGCATCGTGATAAATTGCAAACCCTTTGCCGTCAACATCTGGGTCACATCCTATTATTAATTTATTCATATTGCTTTACTCGCTATTCGTGCGCTCTCTCGTAGTTTAGCGTCACATGTGGTTAGGTGGAAAGACCCACAGTATCGGCACTTGTACAATTTTGATGTATTACGTTTAAATTTCTGCTTGCCCTCTTTGATTGCTGTTTTGGCTTCCCTTTTGGTTTTAAGCTTACGTTTTGAGCATGACATAATCCAAATCTTAGCGCCCGTAGGCGCAGTTAGTTAATTAATCACACGATGGGCTAGTTACACGATAAAAATACTCACCATCTACAACCTTTCTAAATTCATAGTTTGGTCTAAAATGATCCCCAAAAGGCCTGCCTTTAATTCTTTCGTTTGCTAAATAATCACACGTTTTTAAGCTACACTCACGAACAGTATCATTGCAGTACTTTTGCACTTCACTTTCGGGCTTATCTGACTTAACAGTAAATTCATAAAACGAATCGCCATATCGCCTTTTTTGGCCTGAGTGAGTTTGCTTTACATCAAATCCGTTAGCTTTATGGTCTACGACTGCTTTTTCCCATGGATATTTCATTTTCTTGCCTCTGTTGCTTTATTTAATGTTATTAATTTCTAAATTTCCCAACGAATACACGCCCGCCTAACTGAAGACTGGCTAGCATTTAACTGTCTGGCTATTTGATGATGATTCATACCCTGGTTACGCAACTCTATTAGCTCCCCAGCGCGGTTATCCCAATCTATTCTGCGATTAGCAGGTATTGACCTTAATTCATGTATTGATTGCATCACAGCGTTAAACAGTGGCAGTGACGGCTCATGATGGCCACCAACCCAATGTCTTAACGAGTGGTCAGCAACCCCCGCACGTTTAGCTATAACGTGACGAGGGTGACTAGATGCATCAACAGCGTTTAATATTGTTAGTTGACGTGGGCTAAGATGCATGTTTATCCTTAATAGTTAACTGTTTAATATAATTTCTTTGCACTGAGAAACAAGGTTTTTAAACTCATTAACTCGCATATTTATCTTGTCAAACTCAACGGCCAAATCAGACGCATAAATTCTATGTACAAAAAGCTGCCTATCCACAGGAAACTCTGACGAATAACTAACAAAGTCTAGCCATTGCCTGCCAGTAAACTTAAGGTTGCCGACACATTGCCAATAATATGCAGGGTCAACCGAACCCCGTTTAACATTAGCAAACTGGACTGAGGCTATAACCGATTTAATTTCTATAACGCCATCGTCATAAACCATCCCATCAGGTGAGCAGCCTATAAAACCGCAGTCAAAAAACCCGCCGTTAGTCACATCAGAAAAAGTATTATTTTCGTATAACTCCCTAGCTATAGGCTCTTGTTCATGGCCTCGCTCCATGTGAGCATTTGTAAACGTGCTAGGTATTGGCTCACCTGTTATTTGCTCAATTGCAATGTTGACTGCGTACTTCTTCGCAGGTTCGCCGAATGCTTTACCGTAATTAGCCATGACAACTCCAAGCTTAGAGCTAGTCAAACGACCAGCCCTAAGATCAAACCATTCATCGCTGTTCTGCTCAACGTCGATAAATTCAAACACTAGAAGCTCCTTCTTGCTCCACTTCTTCACGCAATAGCTTTTGATCTGCTGGTGTCATATCGGCACGTTTAAATACACCAATAAAATTACCGTCACGCTTGTATGCAGTCTTGGCATGATTCCACATTGTTACATTGGCTTTGGTTAATAGTGGCTTTGCTAACTTTGGCTTTAAATGGCTAATCCTTACGCCGCCAACCGTTTCTCCTTTCATCTTAACGTTAGGCTCAACGTATAGCTGTATAACAACGTTTTGCCAATCTTCGATAAATGCACTGCCTGTAAGCTTTTTCATCGTTGCTGAGTTGGTAGCGTTTAGCACAAGAGGCTTAATGCGCTCAACAAAGTATGCGATGTTAGCGTCTATTTTCTTGCCTGCTACTTTTGCGCCAATTTCTTGGTTGACATATGCAACAGTAAAAACAAGGTTGCTACCCTCTTCCTTAAAATCCTCAAGGTCTGCTTGCCCTAAGTGGTCGCTCTTAAATACTTTCCTGTAATGCGTTTTTGGTTGTTGGTCACTCATCTATTTACTCCCCGTTAGTTAAAGTTTTGTCAATGCTTGCTGAATGTCGTCATACGCGCTTTCCTTATTAGACATCTCTAGCAGCGTTCTTACCTCCTCCATTCTTTCTACAAGGTCGTAAAATGCAACCGCAACAACTGGATATCCATTTACCTTTGTATCAATACCTACGCTTGGCGATTCTGTGCCGTGGTCTACTACATAGCTATAAACAGCCATCTTATTTACTCTCCACTGTCATTAGTCGGATGTTTGTAACTTCGGCTAGACCGCAAATTTTATTGCCTCCGACTAAACGATCAAAAAATGATTTTCTGCTAACTCTGTAAAACCCAACCCATGTGGTTTCTAAACAAAACATATAAGCAGCATCACCAACAAGCTCTATCGGTGCTGGTGTTATTGTGCCACATTCTGCATTGCCTAAATAAATTCGCTTATAGCCATTATCATGACCACCCTCAAAAACTCGAAAAGGGTATGCAGACAAACTATCTATGTGTATTAATTTCATAGTTTTTTTGTAGCTGCCAAAAAGGTAATCCTTACCAATCTCATAAACCTGTCCGTCATGCGTTACTGTTTTAATCTCGCTCATCTTATTTACTCCCCTTGCGTTTAGCTTTTTTAGAATTGCGCTTCTGTTGTGCATGAGATAGCGAGTGTTTAGATAATCCTGCGTATTGAAACTTGGGACGCCTCCACATTACATCATGGTAAGGACTAGAAAATTGGTACTCAACATGATTTGTTAATGCCAACATGCTTACTACTGCTAATGTTTTGTTAATATTCATCTTATTTACTCCCCGTTAGTTGCGATACTGTTCAGATAGCATAGAAAATGCAGATTTTTTGTTTGAGCCCACATAAAGCATTTCAAGCAAAAACTTGCGCCCTTTAACATTTGGCGTCCTGTCTTTATTTAATACCTTAAACATAGATAAAAAATCTTCTTCAGTGTGGCTATTGCGATATTTGCTAGCTTTAACAATTAATTCAACTAGCATTAACTTACCCTCGCCAACAGTCCTAAAAACATCATCGTAAAAGGCCTTATCTAAAGCCCTTAAAACGTAATCATTAGTAATCTTGAATTTATTCATCTTATCCATCCGTTCGATTAGTTGAGCCAATACAATACATGCGATTTATCATTAGTGCAAGCGTATTTATATATATTGACAATATAATTTAACTTGATAGAATTAGGTCTAAATTAATTAATGAGTAATTACAATGACCAAATCAGTTCAGTTAAATAAAAACATTCACGCCAAGCTAAAAGCCATCTCAGATAAACGCAGAGAAGAAGGACGCCATGATTATTCAATGGCTCAGATAATGAGTGAGATGGTTTTAAAGATGCACAGTAAGGAGTTTAAGTAATGAGTAATACGAAGTTTACCAAAGGCGTTTGGGATTGGTCTCACGACGAATGCACATCAAGCATGATTCAGGTTGATTCTGATATTGGGTGTTCGATTTGCAGGCTTCAAAGTGAAGGTAACGCGCAATTAATAGCAGCTGCACCTGAGATGTACAAAATGCTAGATGATTTAGCTAACGGCAGAGGTGTGGATTATCCTATCGAAAAACTATTAGCTAAAGCAAGGGGTGAGTCATGAGCTATTTTAAAGTAGAAGAGGAATGTATTTTGCAGAGTAAAGCGTACCCAGAATTAAACGGTGATTGTGTTGTCAAAGCCATTTTCGGACCGAGACTTGCGCGAATCAATTACCCTGATGGGACATCTATTGCTAGGGTAGGCTTCGGATATACCACAACAATAAAAACTCCGAGCGGACTTGAGTGGGACGAATCAGCACTACGCAAAAAACACAAACCCAGCACAGAGTCACTATCTACAATGATTGAAGAATTAAACAAGGTTAAGGCGTAATTATGGATAAGCAAACCACCATAGTAAACAAGTCCACCAGCAGCGAGGACGGCAAACGCCTATGGGCTACTATCACCAGCTTTTTAAACGCATCTGATAAGCCTGTAAAGGTCACAATTGAAGAGTTAAGCGATACACGCAAGTTGGCACAAAATAAACTCAATTTTATGTGGTGCGGTGAAGTAGCAAAACACGTCTTTAAAAGTCAAGGTCTTGTATGCAGCTCAGAAGACATTCACGAATTAATTGCACGTAAGCTATTACCGCTTAGAGTTGTAGCAATTAACGGAGAGACAATTATCTATAGAAGCGAAACCAAGACGCTATCAATTAAAAAGTTTAGTGATTACTTGGCAAGGTTTGAGTATTACGCATCAGAGCAGCTAGGGGCAACGTTATCGCATCCTGAAGACTTGTATATTATTGCACTAATGAAACAACAGGGGTAAGTAAAAATGTCAAAAGTAATCATAGAAAACACATCAGGATTAAGCCTTTTGGGAGCAATGGAAAGAGTCGAGGATGTCATGCTGTTAGGGTTTATATCTGGCGAAAATCAATACTGCTATGTAAGCAAATTTATTGATTGCGTGGTTTATGCAAGAGATACAAAAGGCTCAACACACAGCTTTAAGGTGATGCCAAATGAAAAGTAAAAAGATACGCGACTCAGCAAGGGGTGAAGATTGCAGCCTAAGAGTGTCGTCTAATTGCCAAGACGGTGAAACTGTAATTTTTGCACACCTGAATTCAAACTATCGCGGCACAGGCTTAAAATCCCCCGACTTGTTTGGGGTGTATGCCTGCTATCTATGCCATGCCGCTTTAGATTCTGGCGATGTAACCAGCACCGACCAATTACGAGCGCTGCAAGAAACACAAATGAAACTTGTCAGTAAATCACTAATAACCGTTAAATAATTAGGTAGGTATAAAACAATGAACAATCAAGAAATTATAGATAAAGTGCCTGAAGGAAACTTTAAGTCCGTACTAATACAACCTAATCTTATTGCGTGGGGTCCAACTGATTATCGCTCACTAGCAGACATTAAGCGCATAGTAGAGTTAGAGAAAGCACTAGATAAACTTATCGACAGAGCGCAACAAGTCGATAGCTGGGAGTCTTTTCCAGACACATGGTTAAATGAAGCCTATGAAGTACTAAAGGAGCCTAAGCCATGAACAATCAAGAAATTATAGATAATGCGCCAGACTGGGCTGATACTCATCGCAAGCTATTAGACTACCCTGACTGCACAACTTACGTAGATAATAAATATGAAGACAAGCTTGACCGCTCACTAGCAGACATTAAGCGCATAGTAGAGTTAGAAGGAAATCTAGTTAGAGCCGAAAAGTTAATGTTTGAACTGCATGAACAGGTTTATGATAACTCGTATTTGGATGAGCAAGTTAAATTATACGAAGCACTAAAGGAGCCTAAGCCATGAATCTTAACAACTCAACAACCCCAGAGTCAGAACAAGATTGTGCGCAAACACCATGGTGGTTTATTAAATCACTTGAAGACTTTACTAATCTGACAATCGGGTTTGATGTCTGCGCTGCTAAAAACACAGCCAAGGCACACGACTATTATTCTATCGACAATGGTATTGATGGGCTAGATAGCTTTTGTGACTGGGGTCGCATTAATTACTGCAACCCGCCTTACTCTAATATAAAGCCTTGGATTGATAAATCTAGTTGGGAGTCAACCATGGGCGGCAACACAACGCTAATGCTAATACCCGACAAAGCAGAGGTAGGCTACACAAGGTTAGCACGTCGACACGCTGATACTGTGATCCACATGCCTTTCCGCCTTAACTTTTTACGTCCAGACGGATCAGAGTTTTTAGACAAGGCAGGCAAGAAGCAAGGCCCAAAATTCCCAGTATGCGTTTACATATTTACGCCGCAGGGTTTGCAGATGCCAATACGTGATGTTTACCATGACTTTAGAGTAGGATTTAAAAAATGAAAAAGACAACGTTTAACTGTAACCCATTACAACCCAGAGCCATGCTAGCACTCCAGACGCATCGTGATACATATCCTAACGGTATGACTACGTACAAAGGTAAATCGCGTGATGCACAATACCCCAACCTTGGATATGTAATTTATGAGACTAAAACGTTAGTTGTTGTAAGGGAAATGAAATGATTAATCTAATGCAGGGCGATTGCCTCGAGCTAATGAAAGAAATTGAAAGCGGTTCGGTCGATATGGTTTTGGCCGATCCTCCATATGGAACTACAGCCTGCAAATGGGACTCTATAATACCACTGCAGCTAATGTGGGATGAGTTATACAGAGTATTAAGGCCTAACGGGTTTATTACTATGACAGCATCACAGCCCTTTACAACCAAATTAATATCTAGCAACATTGATAAGTTCAGCCATCAATGGGTATGGCAAAAAGAGCAAGGAAGCAATCCGCTATTAGCGAATAAAATACCAATGAAAAATTTCGAGGATGTACTTGTTTTTAGTAATGAGCCAACGAAGCACGACGTAAAAGGTGACCACCCGCAGCGCAGGTACTTTAAAAGAGTGCTTGAATATATAGGGTTAAAAAAGAAGATTATAATAAATAACATTGGTCAATGTGCAGATCACTGTTTTAGAGTTGATAGCACTCAATATGGGCTTTGCACAGATGAAACATACAACAATCTGATTGTGGTTTACGGGATTGACAAAATGATCGGGTTTATTGAGTGGGAAGTGTTGAGCGCGGAAAACAAGGAATTTAGACTTGAACTCATTCGAGATTTTGACGCAAAAAACCCTAGGACATACAATCCTCAAATGACAAAAGGTGCAAAATACAAAAGTGGTGGCGGTTATGTTGAGCATTTGGATAAAGTTATCGAAGGCGGTCGGGTGAGTGATGAAAGGTATCCCACAAGCATCATAAAATTCAACACCAACAAAAACAACAATGTACACCCAACACAAAAGCCCATAGCACTAATGGAGTACCTAATAAAAACTTACACTAACGAAGGTGAAACCGTTTTAGACTTTACAATGGGTAGCGGAAGCACAGGAGTAGCAGCCAAAAACCTAAGCCGCAATTTTATCGGTATTGAGCTGGACGAAGGTTATTTTAACATTGCAAAAGAAAGGATTAATAACAGTTAGATATCAATCTAAAACAATAGTATAATACACGGGTAATCTCCCCGATTGCAGTACCAATGTAAATAGCTCGGTTTGCTGATAACAAGCCGAGCAGTCTTTATCAGAGATTTTTACAGCGGTAATTTACATTAAAAGGTTTATAAAATGGCAAGAGCAAGAAACATAAAACCCGCTTTTTTTAGCAATGACCTGCTAGCTGAAATCGATCCTGTTGGCCGATTATTATTTATTGGACTGTGGACTATTGCAGATTTTAAAGGCGACATTGAGTGGCGTGAGAAGAGAATAAAAGCTCAGGTATTACCGTATGATAATTGTAATGTTAAAGATATCGCGATTAATCTGGATAAACTCGGATTTATTCGGTTCTACTCTGATAGTGATTCAATTTACATAAACATTGTTAATTTTAGCAAGCATCAGAACCCACATAAAAACGAGCGTGAAAAAGGAAGTGAAATTCCAGCCTATACAGAATTAATGCGCCAAGCTATTGATTTAAAAGGACTCACGATTAATCGAGATAAATCTGGATTACTTCAGGATGAAAACGGAACGAATCGTGCTGATTCCCTTATCCTGATTCCTGAATCCTTAATCCTTAATCCTGAAACCTTAATGCCTGAATCCAGTAAAGAGTTAAAAGAAACGCCAGTCAAGCTGGACTACTCAGTTTTGCAAATGACAGAGTTGCAATCTAAAGATGTTTCTCGCATCAGAAAGAAAAACAAAGGCACTGCGTTAACTCAGGTAATTATCAATCAGCTTGCTAAACAATTCTTTCTTGCTGAACAAAAAGGCTTCTCAGTGCAGGACTCGTTAATCGAATGGGAGGTGAGAGGCTGGAAGTCTTTCAAAGCTGAGTGGATGAAGTCACCTGATAAACCTAACGATAAATATCAGCGAGACATTCAAGCATTGCAAAACTGGAGTCCAGAATGAACATCCAAGACGAGAAGCCATTTAAAGAGCTAATGCTTATGATTGCATCAACTTGGGGTAAGCCAGTAACAGGCGCTAAAAGCAAGGCTTGGTGGATGGTGTTTAAGCGTTATGAATTTGCAGATTTAGAAGCCGGAGTTTTTAAACACATGGCTGATAAAATCAAAGGCGGGTATGACCCTACACCTGCAAACGTGCTTTTACACATGCCAGAGCTTAAACAGGCATTGCAGATTGAAGATAAAGGCGGCTTAAGCTGGTGCGACAACACGCAGAATTTAATGGACAAATACCACCCTGATACTGGTAGTTATTTTAAAACAATCATAACCAATGCAGATAATTTAAAGGTAGAAAGATAATGATAACTGAAATATACAAGAAATTTACGTTTGAAGCTGCCCATTATTTGCCGAACGTACCACATGGTCATAAGTGTGGACGACTGCATGGACATTCTTATAATGTAATATTGCATTTATCAGGAAAAGTAAATGAAGATTCTGGGTGGTTTATTGATTTTAATGAAGTTAAAAAAGTTTTTGCGCCAATTTATGACCAACTAGACCATCATTTCCTTAATGATATTCAAGGATTAGAAAATCCGACTGCTGAGGTAATATCAAAATGGATTTGGATTAAATTGAAACGGTTATTGCCTGAGTTAACAGCGGTTGAATTAAAAGAAACATGCACATGCGGCGTAATATTTCGTGGTGTATTTTGATTCACTATCATGGTACTCCGATTACGCCAGATACATGCGCTATTAAGGCTTTAAAAGGTAGACACGCATTTATAAGCCACGCTCATCAAGGGCAGCTAAAACTAGCGGCTGAGTATTGCCAATCATTTGCTGTTGATAACGGCGCGTTTACAGTATGGAAGAAGTCAGGTGTAAATAAAATAGATTGGGTTGAATACTATAACTTTGTTGATGAATGGAAAAATCACCCAAGGTTTGACTTCTGTATTATACCTGATGTTATAGCTGGCGGTGAAAAAGAAAATGATGATTTGCTTAAGGAGTGGGAACTCGGAGGCTGCGGTGTTCCGGTTTGGCACATGAACGAAAGTGATGAACGATTTATAAGATTATGCAATGAGTATGATCGTGTCGCTATAGGCTCGTGCGGAGAATATGATGTCACAAGCCCAAAAAAATGCGTGGGAAAGTTGAAGGATGTAATTAGGCATGTTTTAGATAAAAATAATTATCCGATAACTAAGCTCCACGGTTTGCGAATGCTAAATCATCAAATTTTTACACAAATACCGTTATCAACAGCAGACAGCACAAACGTAGCTAGGAATATTGGTATTGATAAAAAATGGAAAGGAACCTATCAGCCACAATCTAAAGAGACTAGAGCACAAATATTGGTAGAAAGAATCGAACATTACAATTCGCCTAGTAAATTAAAGTATGACGAAATTGCAGATAAATTATTAATGCAATACGAACTAGAAATATAAAAAAGGTAAATAAATAATGAGCCATAGTATAACAGCAGAGCAGCATATTATTGCCGGGTTAGACATGCAGGCTTCAGTCTGGGCCAATAAAATAATGACGTTTAAAATAACAAAAAAACTTTGTCAGGCAGAAGTGGCAAAACTTTTTGATATTGATAAGGCTAAGGATATGGAGGCACGAATTGTTAAATACGTAAGAGCCGGGCTAGTAACAGACGCAACGTTTAAAACCAAAGCGCATGAGCAAATTGAACGCATTAAGGTACAGGCTAAAGCGCCACCAGCGGCAGTACAATCAATCACAGGCTCTAAAGATGGGCTTTGGAGTACGGTTATAGGGGGTAGGAAATAATGAATAAGTATTTGCATATTTTTTTAAGATTTAAAAGTGAAGTGTTATTTCATCCTGAAAGTCCAGGGATTAAAGTTAATGTTACGCGAAGCTGGATGGGTAGAATTTTTAAACCCTCCGCTTTTGCAACTTTAGGCGAAGTTCTAAAACAAAAAATAAAAGTGAATAACAAATGAAATACGATACTAACTACTACAGAATAAAGAACGGCATAGACCTCTCACTGCCCTTAAACTATAAAAACGTATGGACAGCACGCATGGACGACGTAAAACGGATGCTGATAACTATGAGCGTCCAACAGGTGGCAGATTACTACAACGTAAAACTAAGCAATCTTAGCCAGGCTATGGCAGTCCGAAACATCCAGGCAAGACGTGTTAGATATGACCATAAAAAGTCGCTTAGTAATTAATTTAGATATAGTTGCTAATTAGTGTTTACATCGTAATTTAGATGTGTAATTATATCGGTACTAAAGCAACTAACCAAAAGCGAGATAAGGCAATGCAAACAACTATACAGATAAATAATTCTTTTGATTGGGATTCGGATATTCAAACAGAAGACTTCCTTTTTTCACTAGGTAGCGATATTTCTTATGAAAATATACCAAATTCACCACTTGCAATAGTGAGGACAGATATTCCATTTAATAAATTTAAGGAGATGGCTAAATCTTTTGGTATCAGTTTATCTTTTATAATTTCTGAATTAAATTAACCAACCCGCCCATTAACTGGGGCTTATTCACATGATGACTGTACGGCCTGCATAAATCCATAATGGTGTGAGCGGATCGACCGACTGAGCAAGTAAGATGCTCCAGTCATCAGTTGAATAAGTAAACAACCAAGGAAATAACATGAGTGACCCAAAATACAAGCCAACAAATGAAGGAATAATGCACGAAGACGGGTATATGTTGCCAGATAATGAGCCTTTAATGATTTTAAGAGGAAAGGACATAGGAGCATTAAATAACATAGTTGACTATATAGAAATGCTTCAAGAGCAAATGCCGCAAAGTAAAACAATTTTAAGTCATTTAGAAAGCTCAACAGAAAGGCTGGTTGCATTTTATAAATATCAATACGAAAACCCAGACTTGCAAAGCGTTGGTTGCTCAAAAAGAAGTCATATTGATAGTATTTTTTTTATGAAGAGAGCAAAGAATAAAATAATTGAGCTTAATATGCTGCATAAGATTAAAGCATAATTACTACTAAAAAATAACCAAGGAAACAACATGAGGACAGTAAAACAACTACTAGACCAACACGTATCAGTATACGCAGCTAACAAAGCTTTAGGCATGGGTAAGAGCATTAATAAACTAGCAGAATGGGCTGCTAACGGCGCAATAGTTGACGATGCCGGGCAGCCATATATTAAATCAGGTAAACCAATTGAGGGGTGGAAATTATAATGCTAAAAATCACAAAGTCAGATGGTCAGTATATTTTAAACAATGAGGGTCAAATTACTGTGTTTGATTCTGTAAAGATTGACGGTTGTTTGTTGATACTAATGCGGCAGGTTTCAATATTTAACCCCTGCGACCCCATTTTTGATTTAACTACCAATGTAGGGGTTTCAACTCTTTTTGACGAGACAAAGGAAAAAGTAATATTGCAATTAGAAGAACTTGGCATGGTAATCACTTATGAATCTGACAAGGTAGGTGTGTAATGGCTTATTTTTTAGAGGTTGGAAAAAAGATTCATCCAGATGCAAATTTTGTAAATCTTTGGCCTAAAAGCGTTACATTCGGAAAGTCAAAAACAACTTTTAATTTTCGGGATAAAGAGGATTATTTGTTTCAGCAAAAAAACAGCGCGCTTCTTAGGGAG